GCGTAATTTATTCCAATGAGGTTAAGTACATTTCAAAAGAACCTTTAACAGTTAAACCATTCAAGGGAAATGAAATTGCTAAAGGTCTTTACAAAGACATTAAAGAGAAAGTTCAGTCTGCAGGTGGTCACTATGTAAAATCAATTTACATTATGCTTGAGGATGGTTCTTTAGCCAACTTACAACTAAAGGGAAGTTCAGTTCAAGAGTGGGGAGCTTTTACACAAAAAACTCGTAACCGTTTACCTGATGAATGGATTGTAGTATCTAAAGTTAAAGATGGTAAAAAGGGAGCTGTTAAGTACACAATGCCATTATTTGAGTTTGAGCGTTCATTAAATGAAACTGAAGCAACCCAAGCCGATGATGTTTTTGGTGTATTGGAGGCGTATCTAAAAGCATATTTAGTTAAATCCGAACCAGTAGTTGAGTATGAAATTGAAAATCCCGATATTGAGGATGTTGGTGATTTAGATTTCTAACAACACAACTATTTTTAAATTAAACCACCTTAATGGTGGTTTTTTTATTTATAGTACACTTTTTAATATAAAAAGTACATATAAAAATACAATGTGTACTTTTGTTAACACCTATGTTTATAGGGCTTAAGACTATAATAGTACACTTGTACACTTTTTTAAGATAAAAATTTAAAAAATAAAATAAAAATATAAAAGTTTATTTTCTATACGATATAATTTGACTTTCAATGTGTACTTGCGTACTTTATTAAAATAATTTTTTTTATATCAATATAAATAACTATCTTTGAATTATTGGAGTGGTAGCCAATTCACAAAATCTTTACAAAGCCTCGTTACCACGCAACTACCACTGCTGGTAACGGGGTTTTACTTTTCAAACTATGAATGTAACTATTTACAAAAAAGCGACCGACGTATCAAACGGATTTATTAAAGATGTTCACTTTTGCCTTGAAAGAATTAAACAAGGCAAAAGTAAAGAAACTATTGAATGGTTAAGAACTTTAGACCAAAAGGATTATGACAAAAATAAAAGCAAACTTGCTGGAGTTTGTTTCAATGGTATTTTTGAATATAGGTCTTTAGCTGGAATAAAAGAACATTCTGGACTTATAATTTTAGACTTTGATAAATTTGAAAATAGTCAAGAAGCTATTGATTTTAGAAATTCAATATCTGATGATGATTATATTTTTAGTAGCTGGATTTCCCCAAGCGGTAAAGGTGTAAAAGCACTTGTAAAAATACCTAATGATATAGAAAGACATAAAGACTATTTTAAGTCTTTAAAGAACTATTATAATCATCCTAATTGGGATGATAGCGGTTCAGACGTTAGCCGTTTTTGTTTTGAAAGTTACGACCCAGATTTATATTTAAATGATGATTCAATTATTTGGGATAAAATAGATACTCCAGATTTAGAAGATATTGGTAAAAGAAATGTATCTATCCCAATTAAATCAGATAATATAATCATAAACAATTTAATTAAATGGTTTGAAAGCAAGTATTCAGTAACCAATGGAAATAGAAATAATAACCTTTTTAAATTAGCTTGTGCGTTTAATGATTTTGGAATTAATAAAAATGTAGCAGAACAAACTTTATTTCAATATGAAAGTGAAGATTTCGACAGAAAAGAAATAACTACTATTTTAAATTCAGCTTATAAGAAAACTGAAAATTACGGAACTAAATTTTTTGAGGATAAGTCTATAAAACAAAAAATTGAGAAACAAATAAGAAGCGGTAAAAATAAAAAAGAAGTAATTGAATTACATTCTGATTTTGATAAAGCAGAAATTGAAAATTGTATTGATGATATAAAAGAAGAATTATCTATTTCAGACTTTTGGTATTATAACGATAAAGGGCGTATAAATTTAAGTCCGCATAAATATAAATTCTGGCTTCAGCAAAATAACTTTTTTAAATATTTCCCAACTGATTCAAACACTTTTACCTTTATAAAAATTGAGCAAAATTTAGTAGAAGAAACAAGCGAAAAAAGAATTAAAGATTTTGTTTTAGAACATTTATTAGGGCGTGAAGATATAGGATTTCAACCTTATGATTATATGGCATCAAATAATAAATACTTTCAATCTGAATTTTTAAGTTTTTTAGAAAGTTCAGAAATAAGTATAAAAGAAGATACACAAAACGAATGCTTTTTATATTATAAAAATTGTGTTGTTAAAGTTACTGATGAAGATATTGAAACTATAGATTATTTAGATTTAGATGGTTTTGTTTGGAAGCGTCAAATAATAGATAGAGAATATAAAAGTTTCGACCACCATAGTGCAGTATTTAGAAAATTCCTTTGGCTTATATCTGGCAAGGATTCAGAAAAATATAATTCTTTTAAATCAGTTATTGGGTATCTTTTGCACTCATTTAAAACAAGCGCAAATAATAAAGCAATTATATTTAACGATGAAACGATTTCAGAAAATCCTAACGGAGGAAGCGGTAAAGGTCTGTTTTGGAACGCACTTTCACAAACTAAAAAAGTAAGCAGTATTGATGGGAAAACTTTCGAGTTTACAAAAAGTTTTCCTTATCAAACTGTTAGCACTGACACTCAAATTTTAGTATTTGACGATGTTAAAAAGAATTTTAACTTTGAAAGTTTGTTCAGTTTAATAACTGAAGGTATTACTTTAGAGTACAAAGGTCAAGATGCGATTAAACTGCCAGTACAACAAAGCCCTAAAATATTAATAACAACTAATTATACTATTGGTGGGGTTGGTGGTTCGTTTGAAAGAAGAAAGTTTGAAGTAGAAATGTCAGACTATTTCAGTTATAAACACACTCCTTTAGATGAGTTCGGTCATTTACTTTTTGATGATTGGAGTTCAGATGAATGGTTAATGTTTGATAATTTTATGATTAATTGTGTTCAGTTTTATTTACAAAACGGATTGACTAAACACGATTTCAAAAATTTAGAAGTCCGTAAATTTATTAAAAATACTTCTTTTGAATTTTACGAATGGTCAAAACCAGATGCAGAAGGTAGAAATGAAAACATTGATTTTAACGAAAGATGTCAAAAGGGAACTTATTACGAAAGTTTTATAAATGAATATCCAGATTTTAAAACCTATAAGCTATCACAAAAAAGATTTAAACAATGGCTCGAGCATTATTGTAAATTTTATAATTATGAATATAACGAAGGAAATTCAAACGGACAAAGATGGTTTGAAATAAAAAACGACAAAGTACCAATAAAAGACGATAACGATATAGATTTTTAGTTATGAAAGCAATAGAAACAGAATATAACGGAATACTTTTTAGAAGTAGATTAGAGGCAAGATGGGCTATCTTTTTTGATGCTTGTAAATTAGATTGGGTTTATGAACCAGATTGCTTTGTACTTTCTAATAATCAAAAATATACGCCAGATTTTTACATACCTAAATACAGGCTTTACATTGAAGTAAAACCGAGCTTATGGTGGCAAAACATAGATTATCATAAAAACAGATATGAATTATTTGAAGGAGATTTATTAATACTTTCAGACGATTTTCCAAGTTTAAGAGTAAGTAAACTATATCATAATCATAATGGAGAAAAATTAGAAAACGTTGTTGTTTTTTGTCCTAATAACAAATACGAACCATTCTTTTATACGGGATGTTATTTAGGAGATACAGATAGTTTTTTTGATGGAGAATATGAAGAAGAATTAAATAAAGTTAAATCTTATCGCTTTTATAAATGAAATTACGTGATTATCAAATAAGATTGTCTAAAGATGGATGCGAAATATTGCAACGTAAAAAGATTGTGTACTTTGCGATGGAAGTCAGAACTGGCAAAACATTAACAGCTTTGCAAACGGCTGAAAATTACGGTGCTAAAAATGTTTTGTTTCTAACTAAAATCCGAGCGTTTTCATCGATACAAAATGACTATGATAATATGGATTTTAGCTTTAAAATGACAGTTGCAAACGATGAAAGTTTACATAAAGTAACTGGTGATTTTGATTTAGTAATACACGACGAGCATCATAGATTTGGAGCGTACCCGAAGCCAAATGTTACGGCTAAACTATTTAAAGAAAAGTACGGTCATTTACCTATGATATTCTTAAGTGGAACTCCAACCGCTGAAAGTCATTCACAATGGTATCATCAGTTTTGGGTTTCTAATTACTCGCCATTTGAAGAAAAAAACTTTTATAAGTGGGCTGAAAAATATATTAATATCAAACTTAAGTATTTAGGTTATGCACAAGTCAAAGACTATTCAGACGCTAATAAAAAAGACTTTTGGCATTTGATACGGTATTATATTATTACGTTTACTCAAGTTCAAGCGGGGTTTGAAACGCAAGTACATGAAAACGTTTTGTATTGCGATATGGATGCTGTTACTTATAAGATAATAGATAAATTAAAACGTGATTTTGTAGTAGAGAATAAGTTAGGACAAATGATATTAGCTGATACTGGCGTAAAGCTACAACAGAAATTGCACCAGCTTTATTCAGGTACGTGCAAGTTTGAAGATGGTAGTAGTAAAGTTATAGATTATTCAAAAGCCTTATTTATTCAAAAAACTTTCGATTGTAAGATAGCTATATTTTATAAATTTGTTGAAGAGTGGAACGCTTTAAAGGATATATTTAAAGACAATTTAACTAACGATTTAGATGAATTTAATACTACTAATAAAAACATAGCTTTACAGATTGTAAGCGGTTCTGAAGGTATAAGTTTAAGTAAGGCAAAGTATTTGGTTTATTATAATATTGACTTTAGTAGTAAGTTATATTGGCAAAGCAGGGATAGGCTAACTACAATGGATAGAAAAGCAAATGATATTTATTGGATATTTGGAAACGATGGAATAGAAGCTAAAATTTACGCTTCAGTATTAAAGAAAAAAGACTATACTAACGAAATTTTTAAAAGAGATTATGGAATTAGAGCAACAAATACAAAAGCGGATAATCAAACGCCTCGAGGAAAACGGTTACTTCACCCTTAAATTAATAAAATGTAATAAGAATGGTTATCCCGACTTATTAGCAATAAAAAACGGGGTTACAACTTTTATAGAAGTAAAAAGACCGAATGGAAAACTTTCAGAACTTCAAAAAGTAAGAATAAGACAATTAAGAGAACAAGGTATAAATGTTTTAATTTGGCAGGATTATGAAACAGATTTCGGTACAAGGATTTAAGATTGATGTAAACCACTTCAACACACAAACATCAAAGAACGGCAGACCATTCCGATTAAGCGGAGTTTCTTTAGTAACTACAAAGCCACAAGTTTGGATTGATGAAATTAAGGCTTATAGGCACGGAACTGTTTACAGCTTCCGTTACCTTGATAAAGACGAGTTCTTCGCTTTCGAGTTTGACGCAAGGGATAAGTTTGTAAGTAAAGTAACTATTTAGAAACGATATAAATAACTAACCCTTTGTAAAGGGTATTGAATTAATTAGTAAATTTGAATTATGGAAAAATTTAACAAAGACTTTGAAGATTTTTAACAACACAACAGTAAATCAAAATAGGGTTGATGCAATGTTAAAACTTATAGAAATAGAGAAATTATCTTTAATATATTTTATATATACTATGCGTGATGTTGACCAGTATAAATTTATGAGTGGTCGAATTACACCTGATGAAATTTTAGAATTATATAAATCAAAAAATAAATTATAGATTATGAAAGAAATTAAGTTTAGAGCATGGCATAAATCATGTGAAGTTATGATTGATTGGGATAACTTAAAATATAGTAATAAATTTAAAGGAACTTCTGATTTAAGTTTATTTTATGATATACTTTTTACAAGAAAACATGATTTTGAAACAATGCAATTCACAGGTTTAAAAGATAAAAAAGGTAAAGAAATTTATGAAGGTGACATTGTTGTTTTTGATAGAGGTATTGGAAATTGGACAGGACATAGAATGTCAACTACTCACGAGATAGTTTTTAGTGAAGAAGTTTTTGCCTTTGTTATGAATTATAGCAATAGTTACATTAAGTTAAGAAAACATTGGAATTACATTTATGAAGTAATAGGAAATATTTATGAAAACAAAGAACTTTTAAATAATTAATAAAATGCAATTTTACACAATAAGAAACATATCAGACTTTTGCGATGTAGATTATGGATTTATCCAAAGAATTGTAAACGCAAACGAATTAAGACCAGCAAAGATTTACGGAAACGCAAATGAGAAACTCGGATATAGTTTTCATCAAATTAATATTATCAAAGACTTAATAGAGCAACTTATTCAAAAGGACGTGTTTTTAGACTTTGACAACGAGGAAGTGTTTACGATTTACGAAAGTAAACTTAACTATTTAGAATTATGAAAATATTAAATTTATATGCGTGTTTAGGTGGAAATAGATACAAATGGGATGAAGTGGCTAAAGAGGCTAATATTGAAATTGAAGTAACAGCTGTTGAACTTGACCCGGAAGCAGCAAGATTATATCAAGAGCGTTTCCCAAACGACATAGTTATAATTGCAGATGCTCATCAGTATTTATTAGACCACTATAAAGAATTTGATTTTATTTGGAGTTCGCCACCTTGCCCAAGCCATTCGAGAGTGAAATTTAGCCAAAAAAATAGAGAAAATACAAAACCATATTATTCAGATATGAAATTATATGAAGAGATATTGTTTTTAGAAAATTTCTTTGATGGTAAATTCTGTGTTGAAAATGTAATACCGTATTATGAGCCACTAATACCCGCGAAAAAAAGAGGCAGACATTTATATTGGACAAATTTTAATTTACCTAATATATTAAGCGAAAGAGATAAAATAAGCGGATTGATAAATAAAGATGATAAAGAAGCTATACAAAAACTTTGTGATTTTCACGACTATGATTTTTTTAAATATAAAGGAGAACAAAGACGGTCTAAAATGGCTCGTAATTTAGTTGACTACGAAGCTGGTAGAACAATATTAGAAACCGCTTTAGGGATAATTAAAAAATCAAATATTAATCAAACAGAATTGTTTATTTAGAATCAATATAAATTAGCAATCCCTATTGCAAGGTAAATAATTTAGTTGTAGATTTGTTGAAACTTAAAAGATAAGATTATGGAAACTAAAATTGAAATTAAATCTGTTTTCGGAAAAGTATTATTCACTTACGAAAAAGAAAATGCGACTATTAAAGACGCTGTAGAACAAGCCGTAAAGGAAAAAGCTAACCTAAGCTCGGCTGACCTACGCTCGGCTGACCTAAGCTCAGCTAACCTAAGCTCGGCTGACCTACGCTTGGCTGACCTAAGCTCGGCTGACCTAAGCTCAGCTAACCTACGCTTGGCTGACCTACGCTTCGCTGACCTAAGCTCGGCTGACCTAAGCTCGGCTAACCTAAGCTCGGCTAACCTAAGCTCGGCTAACCTACGCTTGGCTGACCTAAGCTCAGCTAACCTACGCTTGGCTGACCTACGCTTGGCTGACCTAAGCTCAGCTAACCTAAGCTCGGCTTTAAATAAAGAAACTGCTTGTATTCCTTTATTTTGTAAATGGAGTTTTTCAATAATTGGAGATGAAATACAAATTGGTTGTGAAAGTAAAACTATTAAAGAATGGGATGTTTTTTTCAAATCGGATAAAGAATTGTCAACTAAACGAGGTACGGATGATTTTAAACAAATAGAAGCTGTTTATAGTGCTTGTAAATCATATTTAACACACTTATCAAAATGAACCTACCAAAAGCAATACTACAACTACGAAAGGAAGCTAAACTATCGCAGTCTAAATTTAACTTAGGCAAAAACCAAATGAGTTTAATTGAAACTGGGAAAGTAACTCCGAGTATAGATACGTTAATTCGGATTTGCGATACTTTAAATATTAAGTTAAGCGAGTTGATTAGTTTGGCGGAAAGCATTAATTAACGTTTTGCGTGTATAAGAAGTGGCGGAGAGTTTGCCGAATACTTCCAAGTACAGACTGATTTTTAAATTAATAACCCAAACTCAAAAACACAAAAATAACCCGCCATTTCTTATACACGTTGTTATATGATGGCTTTATATTAGAAATTATGAGAAAAAATTCAATGCTTACATCACTCGCAATGATGGTCGCAATGTCAGAGCAAGGCTATAATCACACGCCTGAAAGTAATGTTAGAAAACTAAGGCTTCCAACAAATAGAAAAGATGAAGTGATACCAAAAGGAGTAAAAGAATATTTCTTTACAGAAAGTGGTCATTTCTTTAACTCAATGCCAACTGGAAGTTATACTATTTTCTATAAATGTTTTGCTTTAAATGATAAAAATGCGAAACGAAAATTTGATGCTTACCGAAAACGTCATCGTGGGCAGTAAGCTATCATATAACGTTATCGCATTGTAGTCAGTTGTGGTTAGACTGGCGTAATGCTTAGATTAAAGACTAAAACTAACCGACAAAAAACAAATTATTAATTAAGCCTTAACCCACAATTGCTACAATGCAGTGTTAGCGGTTCGGTTTTTAAACTAAATTAAAATGTCAACACTTAAATTAGAACACTTAGCTCCTTATTTACCTTATAAATTAAGAATAGTAAATGTATTAAGAAGCGGTCAAAAAGAATCTTTTTATGAAATGGAAGTTGAGAACGAAAATGATAAAGGAATTTTAAATGTTCTTTATGGGGCTAACCAAATTCCAGTATTAAGACCTTTATCTGACATTATCAAACAAATTGATATTGATGGAGATAAATTTGTTCCTCTACACAGGCTTTTAGAAGAAAGTAATTTTAATCTTAATGAAATGCCTGCCGATGAAATTAATAGCTATTACGCTCAATTTACAGATATTGATTTTCTACATTACAATGATGCTTTACTGCTTATAAAATGGCATTTCGATGTTTTTGGGTTGATTGAAAAAAGATTAGCACTTTCTGTTCATCATGCTTGGTAGAGCTGAAATCGAGTGTTACTGAAACTGACCGCTAACTAATGGCTTGTCGCTACTTTATAGCGAGTATCACACTAAAAACAGCGTATTGTCGCTAATATTAACTGCCTTATGGCGAAATAACAAATAGGAATTATGAAAGTAAAAATTAAAAAAGAAGTTGAAGTAGAAGTTAAAAGTATTCACATTAGAGCAGGTGTTCGATATTGGGAAGATGCTA